GAGTTTACCATTGTAGGTGGTGAGTATGATCGCCGTAAGTTTTGGCACAGCGTCTTTGTCGATGGTGACAAGATGGGTCAAAGCGGTATGCCATTGGCTAAAGAGATTGGTCTTCGTACATTGAAGTCCATTGTCGAAAGCGCACGAAACATTAACCCTTCTGACGTAACGCCTCAAGCACAACAAAATCGCAATATTAGCGGAATGTTTGACTTGAATGCGATGGAGCTTTGTGTGAAGGTTGGCATTAAGAAAGGCACTAATGGTTACAAGGACAGTAATCAGTTAATGGTGGCATTAACGCCTGATAATAAGGATTTCTTGCCTCAAGGCAGCATTCCTATGCAGAATACTACAGTTCCTGCACAGGCATCTGCACCACAAGCTCCTGCACAACCTAGCGGTGCAGTACCTTCTTGGGCGCAAAAGTAATCTAGCGGCAGGGCCATTCCGCGCCTGCTAGAACTCGCACAGGGGGGGCGAGGCCGCTAACCCCCCAACTATTCTAGCAAATAGGTGTAATTATGTTATTAAGACCTTATCAAGAGGTTGCTGTCTCTGATGCTTGTACGGCGTTAGATAAGCACAAAAATACTCTCATTGTCGCTCCAACGGGCGCTGGCAAAACAATCATGCTTTCTGCTCTTGTTGGCGAACGTCACAAGAAAGGCAAAAGAATTTTAATTGTTCAGCATCGTGACGAACTTGTTAATCAAAACAAAGAAAAGTTTGAACGGATAAACCCCTACATTACGACAAGCATTGTCAACGGGACAGTTAAGCATTGGGACGGTGATGCCGTGTTCTCAATGATTCAAACAATGTCACGCGACAGGAACCTACGGAATCGCCCTAAGTTCGACATGGTTGTGATTGACGAGGGCCACCATGCAGCGGCTCCTACTTACACAAAAGTAATTGATGCAGTGCGTGAGGATAACGATAAAGCTGAGATCGTAGGTTTTACAGCAACGCCCAACCGTGGCGATGGTAAAGGATTACGCTCTGTATTCAACAACTGCGCACATCAGATTGAATTAGCCACACTGATTCGTGAAGGCTTTCTAGTACGCCCTAAAAGCTACGTCATTGATCTTGGGGTGGGTGAACAACTAGACCAAGTTACAAAGCGCGGCAAAGAATACGATATGGAAGAAGTGGCGGCTATTATGGATCGCCAAGTCATTAATGATCGTATTGTCTCTGAGTGGAGAGAGAAGGCAATGGATCGCAAGACTGTTGTGTTCTGTTCAACTGTAGCACACGCAGAACACGTTTGTGCTGCATTTGTTATGGCAGGTGTAAGAGCCGATTATGTAACAGGTGAGACAGACAAAATAGAACGTGCAGATATGCTTAACAATCTTGAGTTTGGTGATCTGCAAGTTATCGTCAACGTGGCAGTCCTAACAGAAGGCTTCGATGCTCCACCTGTATCTTGCATCATTCTAACGCGCCCATGTTCCCAGAAGGGTACAATGGTGCAAATGATTGGTCGCGGTCTGCGCATACTTGATCCTGAGATATACCCAGACATTATAAAGACTGACTGCGTTGTCATGGACTTCGGCACATCAATAATCACTCATGGCGGTTTAGATGATTCAGCTAACCTAGATGGATCAGATAGGTCTGTAGGCGGAGAAGCGCCCACTAAGATATGTCCAGATTGTGAAAGCGAAGTGGCATCGAACACACGCATCTGTCCAATCTGTGAGCATGAGTTTGAGCGTAAGGTAAAAGACGCATTAGAAAACTTTGAAATGACCGAATACGATCTCATGCAAATGTCTCCATTTATGTGGATTGACCCGTTTGGTCAGGGAACAGCTATGATGGCTACAGGCTTCAGTGGCTTCGCTCTGGTAGGCAGTGTTGGAAAATACTGGATAGCCATTGTAAAAGCCCAACACGGGCGTCCTAGAATAGTCTCCATTGGCGAGAAGGTACAGGCAATGGCGGCTGGAGATGATTTCTTGCGTGAGGTCGAAGACAGCAATGCGGCGAACAAGTCAAAGCGCTGGTTAAACGAAGCAGCAACAGACAAGCAAAAAGATTTATTGCGCAGATATAACGTAGAAATTAACGCAATGGATTTCTCTTGGACGAAGTATAAAGCGGCTTGTTGCTTAGGGTACTATTTTAATAGTGAAAAAATTGATAAGGTAATTTCAGGGCAATGGAAGAAACTAAAGGGAGAAGATCATGAATAGAGGTGAAATATTAGATACGGCAAAGCAGTATGTAATTAAAGATCGCCATAACGAACACGGCGATTTAGAAGAAAATTTCGATAAGATAGCTGATTTGTGGAATTGCTATTTAGAAGGTTCTTACATCAGCGTTACAGATGTTGGGGTAATGATGGCACTTCTAAAAATTGCTCGTGTCAGATCGAACCCCAAAAACATTGATAATTTTGTGGATGGTGCTGGTTATCTTGCGTGTAGTGGAGAGCTTTCGAGCAAGTAATTTTATTTTAACGAGGAGACAGTACATTGAGCGAAGTTGATACGGCACCAATGCCCATGAAAGAATTGGCGTTTATACTTGGAAAGTTTGGTTGGAACACAAAGTTCTCCGATCTTACAGAAGAACAAGTGCAAACACTTATATTTGGAATACAGGAATCTAAACGTCTAGCAGCGGAGATTGACATTGGAACACTCGAAGACACCTACTTTAAGTCAACAGGCACTTGGCCCTCTACTTCAATCCCGTTCTAGGGTTGATCTGGTAGCAGAAAGTATCAAGGAAGCTGTAGATAAAGCTATTGTTTCTAACGAGACAAAAAGGGAGCGCAGAAAATACATCGGCGCTTCAAGCATCGGTGATGAGTGTCAGAGAAAAATACAGTATCGTTACCTGAACTACACTATAGACCCTGACAAAGCATTTACGGCACGCACGTTGCGTATCTTTCAGTTTGGGCATGAGATTGAAGACTACGCTGCTAAGTGGCTCAGGGACGCTGGTTTTGATCTGCGCACAGAAGATAAGGGCGGTGAACAGTTTGGATTCTCAATAGCTGATGGAGAGATCAAAGGACACATAGATGGTGTTGTTTGTGATGGGCCTGTCGCTATGGATTATCCTAGCCTATGGGAGTGCAAGTCAGCTAACGACAATAAGTTTAAAGGCTTTGTTCGCCACGGCGTTGCAAAAGCTAACCCAGTATATGCAACTCAGATTGCTCTATATCAGACCTATATGGAGCTTAATGAAAACCCTGCATTGTTCACTGTGGTTAATAAAAACACTTCTGAAGTTTATTACGAGCTTGTTCCGTATGATCATAATCTCGCTCAAAAAGCGAGTGACAGGGCGGTAAACATATTGACGGCATCAAAAGCTGGTGACATTCTACCTCGTATCGCTCAGAGTAAAGATTTCTTCCTATGCAAGTTTTGTGAATTTAGACAAACTTGTTGGAAAGCGTAATTAATGTGAGGTGCGCTTGGTCGGCGGCACCCCACATTTAGTAGTCAGGTTGGGTATAGGGGCAAGATAATGAATGTTTTAAGGTTTGGCAAGACAACAAGTGAAGTTGCAGAGCGTATTTCAAGGGAAGTTCCTCGTAGTGTCCAATTAAGCGCACTACTTGAAACATACCCAGAAGGGGTGCAACGCGGCAAAGAATTTTTTATTGGCTCCCTAAATGGTGAAGCTGGTAAGTCTCTGCGGATAAATATTGATATTAGCAGTCCTTGGTTTATGACGGGCAAAGACTTTGAGTCTGGTGATGGTATCGGTGGTATATGCAAAGTCTTCAAAGAAGGGCGAGGATATTCTCTCGCTGAGTCAATAGAATACTTTAAAGATTATATTCCCTCAGACTACGTTGCCCCACCTGAAAATGTTGTTAAGCCGAACAAAGAAACTCCACCACAAGTTGTAACTCTACAACCCGAACAAAAAACATCTATCAACCCAAGCACACCTTTCGAGGAAGAATATAACTATACAGATGCAGATGGCGCAATAATAGTATCGGTTCGTAAATACTATGACCGGGACGCAAGTGGAGGAATTGTTCGGGATAACTCTGGAAAACCTAAGAAACAATTCCGCCAATTCATGAATGGTCGGCAAGGCGTTCCTGAGCCAAGACCTTTGTATAATATCCCGAACATTTTAGAGGCCAACAAAATCATATGGGTCGAAGGAGAGAAATGCGCTGATGCTTTAAACGCGCTGGGCTACACCGCAACTTGCACAATAGGTGGTGCGGGGATGCTGTCTGAGAACACTGCAAGCAAGTTCGACTTCTCGCATCTGCGTAACAAAGACGTGATCCTATGGCCTGATAATGATGA